CTGGTTCGTTTGAACCGCCGATGCTTGACCCCAAGGTGGAGCGGTCGTGGATCGATTCGCAGGTGATCTGGTGGAAGACCACGGTCGGATGCAAGAACGTCTGGTTCGATGCAGCGTCGGTGTTTGGCGAGAACGCGACGCGGCTGCAGAAGATTCGCCAACTGCGCGATTACATCTACGGCAAGGGCATGGGCGTCGCCGGGGGCGAAGCGATCCCGATCATCAACTCGGGCGGGTGGCAGATTGACCTCGCCCGTGCGTTTGACATGCCCTACCTCGTCACGGAAACCGCGCTCGCGGGTTTGACCAACAACGCGAACTATCGCGTGCCAGCGGGTGCGGTGATGTTCTGCGTGATGACGGCTGCGGAAGCGACCCCGACCAACATCACCAAGCGGATCAACCAGGGCTTCATCGTGGTGCCGTTCCAGGACGTGACAACGGTAGTTGCGCAAGGGATGCTGTCGACTCAGGATCAGACGACGGGCCGCAACCGTGATCGCACCCGTCGCAGGCGTATGGGACTTGGGAAGTCTCGAAAAGGAGCAAGACCGTGCACATTGGCCTAGGACTCAGCAACGACGACGGATCGGTGGCAGGTGCGATTCCAGTCGATGTGAACCTGCTGCTGCACGATCGGCGTGAAACCGAGCGCGACATCATCGCTGGCTGGCCTGAAGACGTGCCGGCGATGCTCGAGCCCAGCCCCCTCGCCGGCGAGCGTGACAAGAAGCGGTTTGCGTGGTGGCAGACATCCAAGCCCGACCTACGCGGGCACGCCACGACGCTGCAAGTCTGCGAACGGTTCGGGGGTCGCACGATCGATTCGGAGCTCAACTTCCTCATGGCTTGCAGCCTGCTCGAGCGTGGGCTCGAGTGGGACGTGGATCGGCACACCTTGCGGCCCAAGGTGCGGGGCGAACAGTGGGCGCTGACGGAGCGGGGGCGCATCATGCGGCGTCTGCTCAGGGAGCATGGCTATGGAACTGCGAACGGTGCCGTCGATCATGCTTCGCCGGCCAGCGTCCGAATTGCTCGCGACACTCTCCACCAGACAGATGCAAGTGTGCTCCCTGACGGCGGGCGGGATGACGGCGAAGCAAGTCGCCCTGGCCTTGGGGATCGCGCCAGATCGGGCGCGGAACCACCTGCGGGCGGCGATGACGAAGATTGGGGTGGCAACGCCGCAATCGCTGGGGGCAGTGTTGGCGTTGTCGGGGCTGGCGTCGGTGCGGGTGGTTCAGGGATCAACCCAGCCTCGAGCAACTCGGGCGGGGGCGACGCGACCCATGCCCGGGGAACGGCGAAGAGCGCGTTGTCGGGCGTCGACGTGACCACGCGAAAGCCTTCGCCTTCGGGGAGGAAGGCATAGAGCCGCCAGTTCCACGCTCGATCTTCGCTCCAGGCGAACAACGGGCGACATTGGGGGTCTATGGACCATGTAGGCTGTGAGCGGGCGAAGTCGACGATCTCGCTCCAATCGCGATTGAGAAGGAATCTGGCGCAGTGGAGCGCGAGCGGGCGGGCGAAGTCGGGAGTGCGGGACGGTTCAAAGAACATGCGCGTGAAGCGTAGAAAGGCAAGTCATGGAAGGCATCAACAGCATTCAGAGAACGGGCGTTGCGACGGTCCAAATCCCCTGGCAGGTGTGCGGGGAAACCAAGCTGGTGACGGAGTACGGCGGCTCGACGGCGGCGGTGACGGATACCGCGGTGCTTGCGGCGACGACTGTCAACGGCCAAACCCGCACCCTGAATGAAACTGACGGGTTTGAATTCAGTACGGCAAGCGAATTTCCACCACGCCGGTGGTTCTACCCGGGCAACGGCAACTTCGTCAACATCAAGTTTGCGATGGCGGCGACCAACTCGGGCGCGGCCCCCAACGACGTGGCGACGGTGACGCTGGCCCGGGCCGTGCTCGCCGGCGGGTTCAACAACTCGGCGCCGTGCATCACCAAAGAAGTCTTCTTCAAGGCATTGGTCAAGGCGAGCGCCGTGGTCGACGCGGCTCCGATCCCGCTGTCGGCGGCTGAGATCGCCCGCTACATCCCGGCGAACAAGCAGAGTCTGTACTGGTACTGGCCGGCGGTGATCGAACAAAGCCTCAACGCCGACAACAACACGCGAGTGGTGGGGAGCGTGCCCCCGTACCTCGAGTGCGACTTCAAGGGCAACCCCATCGTGGAAGTCTGGGAGTCGTGCAACAACGCTGCGACGGGCACCACCCGCGGCTGCGAAGGGATCATCTCGCTCTGGAGGCCGCTGTGAGTGCGGAAACGCTCGCCATGCCGGGCGACGGCGGCGGCGTTCCGGTCATCGTGCGGGACAAGGCGGGCCGATTCGCCAACTCCGAATCGGCCCGCGCTGCTGTGGAGTGGCGTAAACAGAAGGGTGGGAAGTGGCGTGCTGGTCGTACCCCTCAACGGTTCTGGCAAGTGCTGAGAAAAGTCATGAAAGTACATGAGTTTTTAGACACGCCGATGGAGAGCTACGAGCATCGCACCCTCATGGAGCTGGTGAGGGATCGCTGCGCTCGCACGGTGGTGGAAGGCCAGGAAGCGCCCGCGGCTACGGTCATGGGTTTTTTGCTCCGCCTCAAGTACGCGCCGGCCGCGCTGGAAGAGAAGGCCGTCGACAGCACGCACCACGATCTGGATCGCGAGTTGACCGAAAAGGACGTGCAAGAGGCGAAGGAATATCTCAAGAGACTCGGCTAGGAGGGTCGAACACTGGCGTTCCACCCGGTCAAACTTGAGGCCGATGCCCCGCCGGGCTTCTATCCGCTGGACTACTCGGGTAACAGTGTCGTGTGCCCGGTCACGGGGCTGGTGCTGCCCGACGATCCCACCGATCTGGTGGGCCTGAAGAAGTACCGCGCCGTGCTGTATCGCTCTTGCAAAGAGAGTGAATCGGTGCGGCGGATGACTTGGCACGCCTGCAAGGATTCGTTCTCGTTCTGGGCCAACGCCTTCGCCTGGACGCCTTCTGGCCTGAAGTTCCGCGACGACATGAAGCAGGTCAATCAAGACCTGGTGATGATGATGTGGCGGCATTGGCCGGTGAATGACGCGATGGACGCGGTGTATGAACACTGCCGCGACGAAGGGCGCTCACTGATGGTGCCCAAGGCTCGCGACATGCGGGCCACGCTCTACTTCATCCTGCGATTCACGCACAACTTTCTGTTTCGCAGCAACTACTACGGGCTGATGCTGGCCCACAAAGAGGACTTGGTGGATGGCAAGAGCATCGAAGGGCTGATGCCGCGTGTGCGGCGGGTGCTCGAGCACCTACCCCCGTGGATGACGCGGGATCGGCTGGGCGTGAAGTTGTGGAAGAGCAAGCATTGTGTGATCACCAACCTCCGCAACGGGTCAATGATCGCGGGCGCTGCAAGCACAGAAGAGCCGGCCACGGGCGAACGTCCCAGCGAAGTGCTCTTTGACGAAGCCGCGAAGAATCCCAACTTCTCTGAGGCATGGGATCAGACTGCCGCGGCTAGCAAACTCCGTATCGCGGTGAGCACGTACAAGGGCCCGGAGCGGTTCGCGGAATTGGATCAGGAGGGCGTCGAAGTCTTCGGGATGGCGTATCACAACCACCCGATGAAGGGCCGCGGGCGGAAGTTCCGCGTGAACACGAATCCGTTCTACCCGGTGAAGGTGGGCAAGCGGTTCGTGTGGTCGCCTTGGTTCGAGCGTGACGTGTGGGACAAGGCCAAGCAAGCGCCGACCCAGCCCACCGTATCGGTGGCTCAGAACGTGCTGATGGACAAGAATGCCGGGTCGTCGGGCTTCTTCGACGGCGATGTGATCGAAGCCCTGCTCACGCGGGCGCGGCGGACGATGCCGCTGCGGGGTGCCTTGCTGCGGACGATGGAACCTTCGCCTGAGCGGGATGTGGCGATCATCAAGCGCCGCACCGATCTGCTGCGGTTCCAGTCTGGGATGGGCGACACGTTCCGCTGGTGGGATCGCCTACCCGATGGCCGGCCAGTCCAGAACCTGACCTATGCGATCTTTGCGGACATCTCGCAGGGCCGCGGTGAGTCCAACAGCGTGGCGGCGATCGGGTGTCTGGAGTATGGGACGGTCGTGGGCATGTACGCGGTGAGTGAGTTTGAACCCGGCGAGTTCATGCGGCAACTGGCCGAGCTTGCGATGTGGGTCGGGGGTCGCGGCGGATGCCCTTTGGTCGGCTGGGAAGTGAACGGACCCGGCGAGGGCGGGGCGCAGGTCTTCGCGTCGCTCCAGTTTCCGTACCTGTGGGGGCATGAGAACGAACCTGGCTGGCGGTCGGCGGGCGCTGCGAAGGTCGAAGCCGCGAACCTGCTGAACCTCGCCCTGCAGGATCAAACCCTGAAGGTGGATGATGTGGACTTCTATCGCGAGGCCAAGGACTGGGCCTACCTGACGGCGACAACGGTGGGGGCGGTGAAGACCCACAAAGACCCCCAGGCCAAGAACACCCACGGGGATCGCGTGGTGGCGGTGATGGGCCTGAACCTGATGATGCGGTCGCTCGAGAAGCCCGTGCCCGAAGGGCGCCCGGGCGAGCATGTCGTCGACATGCGCGAGTGGGCGAAGACCGTGAAGCGGATGGGGCTGACTCGATAGCCTACACTGGTGCGCGACCGTGCCCGGAGTTCCCGGCATGGATGCTGCCACGTACCAAACTCAGGCGACTGGCCCCAGCGACCAACCTTCGCAAGAGAACCTTGAGCGCGAGTTGCTCGGTGTCGAGGATGGGCAGTTCTACGCCGATCTGGTCAAGCAGGGCATCTCGTTCATGTCGCGGTCGGTGACGCTGGGGCGTGAGATTGCCAAGGCGATCGCCGGCCCCCATGTGACGGGCGAGAAGCTCACGCTCAGCATCAACGAAGAAGCCAGCGACCTGCAGGGCATGGTGTCGATCCTGAGGCGGGTCTACCAAACGTACATGTCCGTGCTCTCGCCCGAAGACATGGAGATCGAAGTCGACGCATCGCGTGAAGAGGCCAAGATCGAAGCCACGCGACAGAAGTACCGCGCCGAACAACTGGTGCGTGAAACCCAGTTCTTCGACGCGGATCGCGAAGCGGTGTCTCAGGCGCTGCTCACCGGGTACAACGTGCGGATGACGCTGCCGGCGTTTGACCTGTTCAGTCTCATCTCGCATGAGGATGTGGAAGAAGGCACGCCGATGACGTTCCCGGTGAACGTCATGGACGGCGACTACTCATGCGATCCGCTGGCGCGGACGACTCAGGAGGAGCGGTTCCGTGCGGTGCGGATTCGCATCTCCAAGCGGCTCGCGCTGCGGGCGGGGCTGCTCAGCCCTGAACAGATTCGCTACGCAAGCGGATGCGGCGAGAACCCCACCGATGGCCAACACGAAGACCTGCTCACGTTCTGGGTGGTCGTGGTGTATGAGCGCGTTCGCATCCGCTGGGGCATCCTGTACAAGCCCGGAGAAGACGCGTGGCTGATGCCGCTGACGGACTGGGAAGGTCACCCCAACGGCCCCATCGAAGCCAAGGCGATCACTCCGTTCCGGCACCAGAACCGGCAAGTGAGCCCGCTGCAGCAACTCGCGCAGGTTCATGCGGCGTGGGACAATCTGATGTCCAGCAACACGGCCCGGGCGATCATGGAAAAGACGATCCTCGCCGGCCAAGGGGTGCCGCAACAGAAGATCGAAGAGATCACTTCGTCCCAGCACCTTGGTTTCATCCATATGGCAGCTGGGCAAATGCCCGTGCCGATCACCTATGGCGGGCTCACCAACGGCCAGCAAGCGATCCTGCCGATCCTGAACGATCAGGTCAACAACGAGTCGGCGAACATCCAGCAATCCTCGGGCAACAAGGGGATCAGCGACACGGCTCGCGAGGCCATGATCCTGCAGAACAACGCCAATCGGCTGCTGGCCGATCTGGTGGCGATGTGTGAGAAGGCCCGTTCGCGATGCCTGCAGCGCGTCATGTTCTACGACTACTACGGCTACCAGTCCATCAACGGTTACACCGTGGGCGTCCCGATCCAGACGATGGAAGGCTCGAAGATTCTGACCAGCACGATCACGCCCCAGGATCGCGAGGCCGACTTCTTCGACATGACTTTCAAGGTGAAGACCAGCCCCGCGCGGAACATCGACCCGGCGGTGAAACTCGATCTGCTCATGCAACTGGTTCAAGTCCTGCCCATGATGGTGGCGGGCATCGCGCAGATTGGCGGGAACCCCGATCCGCTGCTGCGTGACTTCGCGGCGCTGTCGGGCCTGTCCAGCATCGGCGAGATGTTCCCGACCCAATCGGCTCAGGTGATCATGCAAGCCAAGATGCAAGAGGCTGCGATGGCTCAGCAAGAGGGTCGCGGGGGCGGCGCTCAGGAACGCCAGCAACGAAGGCCCGCGGCTCAGGAACAACAGACGACGGAAATGGGGGCGATGGGCCAGCTTGGACCGGCCCCGACGCAACCACAACAGGGAGTACCCAATGCCGCTGCATAATGCCAAGTGCCGCGAATGTGGCTGGAAGGGCGAAGCGTTCTTCATGCCCAAGGCGGGCATCGAATCGGTCCCGTGCGACGGGTGCGGGGCCAAGGCCCTCGAAGTCAACTGGTCGGGCCCGATCCGCGAGAAGTGGGAGCGCCAGTGGGACGAAGAATCAGGCACCAGCGCCCTCTACTTCGCCAAGCGCGAGAACGTGCCCAAGGTCCGCCGGCGACTGGGCGATGCGGCCAAGTACCTGCGGGACGATGGCTCGTTCGTGACGCGGACGCGAAGCGAACGCCGCGAACTGGATCAGGCGTTCGCCCGCTGTGCTCGCGAGGATCGTGAGGACATGGAACGGCTCGCGTCCAAGTGATGCCCCGTCGGTTTTTGACCGTACACAAGCGGTTTGACCCGTGCTGTGATTATGCATGGGAAACCCTGAACTCAAGCCGACCGAATCCGCTGAACATGCCGGGGCCGCGCAGACTGAGGGCACGGACGCTCTCGGTGCGGCCCTTTCCGACTTCGCGGCCAAGGTGACCGACGAAGGCGACGAAGCCCCGGTTGGCGATGCGAACGTGGGCGGCGAAGCTCAGGCTGAGGCGGAGCCCCAGTCTGACGCCCAGCCCGAAGCCTCTGACGATCTGACCACGCGGCTGGCTGAGATTGCCGAACTGCTCAAGCCCAAGGCTGAGGCGACGGCGACTGAGAAGCCCGGCACCGAAGCCAAGGCCGCGGCGAAAGACACGGGCGACCAGGTTGCCGACGCACTCGAGTCTGTGTTGGCCGAAGAGCTCGGCGAGGCGTCGGGCGCTCGCCTGGCCAAGAGCATTGGCGCGACCATCGAGAAGATCGTGGCGGAGCGGATTGCCAAGTTCGCCGGCGACGTGAAGCCCGTCATGGACTACGCCGCGGGTATCGCGGCTGAGAAGCAGAAGACCGCCCTCAACTCCGAGAACGACAAGTTCGTGGATCAGGTGCTGGGCCCGACCATCAAGAGCGATCCGGTCTTGGGCAACCTGTACGGATCGACGCGCAGCGCGGCGAACGCGGAACAGAAAGCCCTGCGTGACAAGGTTCGTGAAACGGCGGTGGCCATTGGCCCGGCGCTCCACAAGCAGGGCAAGAGCGGTGATGAGATCGTGGCGGCGGCTGAAGTGCTGGTTCGGGCGGAATGGCAGAAGGCCAATCGCAGCAAGCCGGCTCAGGCTGCACGCCCGGGTTTGAACAAGGTGGCCCCGCCCAAGGCGGGGGCGGGTGGGGTGGCGAAGACAAGCGGCCCGGACAAGCTGGGCCAAGCGTTGAAGGACTTTGCGAGCAAGTTGCCCGAGTGATCGGGGGTGGCGGTTGGGACCGCCTGGTGCGTTGAAACAGTCAGGACCGTGCTCTAAGGACGGAGCATTATGGGTATCTCGGTATTTGACACTGCGAGCCTTCTGAACACGGCATCGCTCGGCGACATCAAGGCCGACGACTTCGCGTACATCGCGCGGTCCAATCGGCTTCCGACGCTGAAGATGTTCCTGAACGGTGGCGGCATCCGCAAGCAGCAGTCCGGCGACTATGACCGCTGGAGCCTGCTCTTCGGCGAAATGGACGGCGCCACGTACGGCACCGACTACATGGATGAAATGCGGGTCGTTCCGTACGCGACCAACGTGCTCGCGGAAATGCGGCTGCCGATCATCGAGAACAGCAGCGAAATCTACGACGTGCGTCAGGTCGCCAGCCACGCCAAGATGGGCAAGACCCGGTTCTGTGACTTTCTGAAGACCATCCAGGATCAGAACAACTACAACATCTCGTTCAAGTGCAACCGGCTCATGCTGGGCGTACCCCAGAGCCTGACCGACAAGGAAGCGATCCTCGGGCTGCAGACCTACGCCCAGCCTTCCCGCAACGCCGGCACGGGCGCGATCGAAGCGAACACCGCGGGCGGCTACACCGGTCAGCGCGTCTTCTGGGGCAACGCCACCCACACGGCGACGCTCAACGGCATCGACCGCTCGCTCGCGGCCAACGCGAAGTATCGCAACTGGAACAAAAGCATCCCGCACGAAGTGGGCGCTCAGACCATCCGCGCGATCCGCGAAGCGGTGACTGAGACTGGCTTTGAAAGCCTGCCGATGGCCAGCGAACGCTACTCCACGGGCAACCTCAAGGGTGGCGGGAGTTCGGACCCGGCTGAAATCAACGGTCGCAGCGAAACCTCTACCCGCATCATCCTTGGTCGGCAAGACCTGCACGATCTGCAGGAGTACGTCGACCAGTCCAGCCCCGACGACAATCGCGGCGACGCGATCAAGTTCCAGAACACCCGCGTGGGCGGGTTCAAACTGGAATGGGAGCCGATGCTGGACCCCAACAGCGACGTGACCATGCCCGGCTACGGCACGGTCTGGGCCTACCGCCCCATGTACATTTTCAACGCGGCGAAGTGGAAGATGGTGAGCAACGGCGGGTTCATGGACCCCACCGACTACATGCCCAGCCCCAAAAACGGCTACCAGGTCTACCGCCAGCGCTCGGCCCAGTTCAACATCCGCCCCACCAACGACATTCGCAGCGCGATCGCGTTGCTGTACCGCACCACGGCTTCGTAAGCCGCGGCGGTTTCTGATTGAGAGTTCTGGTCTGACTCAGGCATTCAACCTCCCGGCCATGCCGGGAGAGCACAAGGAAGGTGAACCATGTCTTCTTACACTGGTGGACGATTTATTCCGGTCTTCTACGACGGCTACGCGGCTGACGGGACGACTGTGATCAACATGGACGTACCCATGGGCGGGTGCGTGGTGAGCATTGAAAGCTCTCGCGGCTCGTACTCGCTGGGTGGCCAGTCCATCCCTCGCGTGACGCGGCCCACGACGGCGACGTTTGGAACGGCCAACAAGAAGTACATCGTTGCCGAGGGTAGCGATCTGAACAAGATCAACACCATCGACCCGTTGGTGACGAACCGTCGCATCGGCGGCGTGCTGTACGTTTACAACCCCGCCCACCCCGAGAACCATGAGATTCTGGCTCTGGTCGAAGCAAGTGCGGCGGCGGGCGCTGCTGTGGGCGCGAAGAACGATGTGTTTGAGCTTGACGTGATCACGGTCGGAGCGTCCACGGAGCCCACCGTGGTGGTCGGCACCAATCGCGTGGCGGTCGGCGCCGGTGGGGCCGCCCTCAGTCCCATCTCGCTCAAGCCCCAGTAAGCAAGACGTGACCGCGAAAGCGGTCGTTATATCCCAGCCCGCCACGTTCCGAACTTGCTGTAAGCATGGGCGGTTTGCACGGTCTGCCGTGGCGGGTTTTCAATGCCGGTTGCCTACCAGCCCAACACGTACGGCTCTGAACTGCTCAGGCTCGCGAACCTCGTGGGCCTGGCGGACGATGGCGGCGCGTCATTGCCCAACGATCAGGGCACGCTGCGGACGCTGCAGGAAGCCTACCTCGAAGCGGCTGAGGAGTTCTGTCGTTCGCGGGCGTGGTCGTGGCAGTGCCCGGAGTTCTCCGTCACGCTCTCCACCGATGGGCTGGGCGCCCAGTGCGTGGAAGGCTCGATCACCCGGTACAACCTCGGCGAGCACTTGACGGGTCAACCGTTCTCGGCGTCGGTGGAAGACACCTGGTACGTCGATGCCTGCGACTCGGGGTATCTGCGGCAGCGGCTCGCGCAGTTCCCCAACGAATCCGGCTGGCCCGAAGCGATTGCGTTCATCGACCAAATCAACGGCGACGCGATCCATACGCATCTGCTGGTGTTTCCTCGGCCCGACTCGGCCCGTGTGCTCAAGTTTCGAGCCCAGCGTGCCATTCAACTTCCCGGCGATCTTGGTGGTCTGTTGCCTTGGGGCGATCAGCATCATCAGACGGTGCGGCGTTTGGCGGAATACCGCCTCGCGGCCCGTGGTCAGTCGGAAGGCTCGCCGGATGTGGACGCGATGAAAAGGTCGGCGGACCTGGCCATGCAGCAAAGCGTGACGATGGACGAAGCGACGTGGGGCAGTGGCAGACCGATGCGCAACCCGACGATGGTCGGCGCGGGTCGGCGGCATCGGTATCGCAGCATCGTGGGAATCTGAACATCAAACCGCCCCGCGGGGCAAGGAGCCGGAACATGGACAATGAACTGCATCTTCAGGAATCGGTCAAGGGTCGCGGGGTGTGGTATCACAGCACGAACGGACCCCTTGGCTTCTCGGAGGCATCGGCCAACATCGCCGTGGGCAATCCGCACACCAACCTTGCCTCAAACGTTGTGCTGGTGTTCAACGGCTCCGCCGGCACGGGCGATGTTGCCACCGAGAACTTTGTCGTCCCGAGCAATTTCAAGATCGATGTCGCTCTCAACAACCAGTGCGACATCCAGCACCGCGTCTGGGCTGGGAACGTTTCACAGAACAACTCCGCGACCAACGACAACCTGACCCTTCTCGTTGAGTATCGGATCACGCCCGGACCCACGGCAAGCAGCCGAACCCCTTTCAACCTGGCCGAAACGATCTGCACGCTTGGGAGCACGGTCTTGGGGACCACGCCGGCGTCCTGGTACAGCGAGTTTCGCACCGATGTCGTCGCCCTTTGCACCGAAGCGCAGCGAAAGCTGCTTGTGCCCGGGACGGTGATCGCTGCTCGCTTTCGCCCCAATGAAACCGTCGCCACGAACGTGTCGCTGGTAGTGGTCGGAACACAGTGGTCTTGGCTTGGGAATCTCGCCAATTCAAACATGGTCATCAACACCACTACGGCCTAAACCAGCCCGACATGAATCCAGTCTCCCTCCAACTCCCGGTGGGCGTCCGCGATAGCAACAGGTTTGCCGCGGACGCCCCCTTGACTGTCGCTCCAGAGGCGATGGTCAATATGCGGCTGGAAGACCCGGGTGGTCGCAAGCGCATCTCTCCGCGCGGGCGACTGGCCCGGGCGTTCTTCGACGCACTCCCGGGCGGCTGCAAGGTGCTCCAGCCCATGGGCAAGGCGTCGGCGATCACCCAGCGATGGGGACCGCGATACCGGCTGGATGGCGGATTCACCCGTACCCAAGGCACCATCGCTGGCAACGTCCGCGTGGTGGATGGGAACGGGAACACGTTCTACGCCTACGGCGGGGTCGAGAACGATTCGGTGACGGGCGTCCCGGGCGTGGGGACACGCGTGCATGTGGACGCCAGCGAAGACGTGACTGCTGCCCGCGGGCAACTGTTCCGCGGCGTCTACTGCGAGAACTACCGGCGCAACTACGGCGGCACAGGCGACCGATTCATCGGGCGCGTGGGCTACCTCAAGATGACATCCGCCAACGCCGGCGGTCAAGGCCCGATCACCCAGGACTGGACGGCTGAAGTGCTGGACGCCAACCCGGGCTTCCCGGTCGCGCCGACCCCGGTGAACATCGTGGTGCGGTCGATCGCGTCCTGCGGCCCGTGGGTCTTCGTCGCGGCCAACAACTACGTGTACTGCTTCGCGGCGGATACCACGCTGGGCTATACCGCCGGCCAGTATGTCCAGCGCTTCACGGTCCCCAACGCCCTGCGGGTGCAAAAGATCGTGGCGCTGACGGGCATCGTGCGCGATCCCCTCAACGGGAACAGCGTGGTCTATGCCGAGAACCAGGCCGAATTGCTGATCCTGTTCGATGGCGAAACGACGGTATCGGGTCTGGTGACGACTTCGGGGAACAGCGAAGGTCTGTACGCCCGCGCGGGTATCCATCGCTGCACGATCAATCTGCGGACCACTGGGGCGGTGGCTCTCACGATCGCATCGGCCCCGTTCGCGAGTCCGACGACGCCCAATCCCGACAGCCATGCGTCTTGGCGGTTCCGCGAATGGAGCGGCACCGGACGCGGGCGGGCGCCGTTGGACATGGCGGTGTTCTCAGCCCCGGGCGCCGACATCCAGACCGAAGTGCGTTCCGCCCCGTGGGTGAAGTGCCTAGTGGCGACCACCAACGACGGGTTTGGACCCACCACGGCGACGGCGGACAAGCCTGCCGGCTCGGGCGGGTATGCAAACGTGTGGTGCGTCGATGCTGGGCGGGCGTGGAACGCCGCGACCGGCTCGTATGACATCCCCAGTCCCGTGAAGTGGAAGGTGGATTCCGAAAGCATCAAGGCCAACTGGCAGACCTCGGGGTTCTTCAACGACATCCCGTACAACACCTCGGGCGTGGTGAATCCCGACAACGGGCTCGGGCCGGAATCCAGCGCCAATGCGATCACCGTCAACCCGGCGACGGGCGCGGTATTCGTGGGCGGCAAGACTTCGTTCGGGTTCAATGTCTTCGGCATCAACCTCAACACCGGCGGGATCGCGTGGCGTGGCTCTGTGGGCGGCATGGTGCCGCAGCAAGCCGTCGCGTTCTATGTCGGATCATCCGCGGCGTTCGCCCAGCCTGCGGCGGTGATGGTGGGAACCCAGCGGAATGCGACGTGGCCGGGGAACGACGGCGCCAACGCGGCGTTGTTCTTCCTGGACCCTGACAGCGGCGCGGTGCGGCGGACGCGGGATTTTGGATCGGGTATCAACGTGGTGAGTGTGTCGGCTGGCCGCGGGCTTTCGAGCACGTTTGGCATGGTCGGCACGACGTACTTCTCTGAGTAGGAATGGAGCAAGCGATGAACGATGTGACGAAACAACTGATTCGGCCCGTGCTCGATAGCCTGGTGCGGCGCGGCATTGTCGCGCTGGTGGCGTGGATGGTCACTTGGTCCGAAGTCAAGCCCGATGAAGCGTGGGTCAACAGCACAACGGCGATCATCGTCGGCGCGATCCTGTGGCTGCTGGTCGAGTCGTGGTCGTGGGTGTCGAAGAAGAAGCTGCTCGCGACGGCTCCAACGGGTGCGGTGATCGTGCCCAAGGATGCAGTGGCGAGCATCGCGGGTGCCTCGGTTGGTAGGTCTGGGCGTCAAGTCATTTTGCCTGGCAATTGGGATGCGATGAGTGCCGACGAACAGTCCGATTGGGTTGAGGGACATATCGACACTCGCAACGCGGTCGATGATTACCTGCCTGCAATGAAGACGCCCAATCGTCTTCAGCAAACCGCGTCTTCGTCCCGCATCGGCCCCACCAACACCCTCGGCGCGATCCTGCTGGCCCTGATGATGATTCCGGCTGGTGCCGTGGCCGTGGCCGTGGGCGGATGTGCTGGGCAACAGGCTCGCGAAGAGGTTGGCGTTCCGGCCACGCTCAAGGCGGTGGATTCCATCGTGTCGGATGCGTCCTTGGGCATCGACACGCTGCCCGTGGAAGACCGCGACAACGCACAGATTGACTTGGATGCGTTCGCAGAGGCGATCCGCTCGGGCGATCTGGTGACGATCCAGGCCGACGCCTATCCGCGATGGCCGGTGGTTCACAGTCTCATCAAGGCGGGGATCGAGTCGCGGCTGGACGCGAAGACGCTGGGGCCTGCGGGCGCGTCGATCCGCCTGAACCGCGCGGCGTCGTATGGGGATGTGCTCGAATCGTTCGTGTGGAGCCCGCTTGGGCAGTAAGGGAGAGCCATGGACATCGGCGAACTGGTCAAGGTTGAACTGAAGAAGCTCGGCGTGGACGTGAAGGCCGACGCGAAGGAAGTGCGGGGCGTGATTCGTCAAGCCACGCAACTGCTTGCGGCTGCGATCAACGAGCCCGACTACGAGGGAAGCAAACTCGCCGCGGCGGAATGGATCATGCTGGCATCAACCGGCAAGATCATCCGGCGTGCGGACTCGCTGGACAATCGGGCGTGGAACTTCATCGATGGGCTGCTGATTGGAAGGGTGGCTTGAACCAGAAAGGGCATGGGCCATGTGGTGCGTGACGTTGGCACAAGCTGAAGCAGGCGTGAAGGGCATCGAGCTCATGGAGCGGGCCTACGGGCCTTATGCGTTCGGGCTGGTCGCGGTGATCGTGCTCATCATCGCGGCGGTGTTCGTGTACGCCAAGATCATCAAGCCCATGCAGGAAACGGCGGTCACGATCGCCGTGGAACAGACCAAGCAAACCGAGAACCTGAAGACGACGGCGGCGCACACGGAATCGTCGCTCGCGCTGGCGAGGGCGGTAGGTGAACAGAACGAGAAGACCGCTTCGCATCTTCGCGAAGCCCTAGCTGGCAAGGGGTAAAGCATGGCATGGGCGGTAGATGCCAATGGAGCTTGGACGCACACGGGAACAACCCGTGAGGCTGTCGTATTCGTCCAGCCCACGCTGCCGCGGTGGCGCATCATCGTCCGGTGCCGCAAGGTCGCGGACAAGTGCATGGTGACGGTCTACCCGTCCGCCAACGGTCGCGACGGCTGGGAAGTCGGCGTCGCGTCGGACGCGGGCGCGAGCACGGCGAACCTCACCGTTCGCCAACGCATCAACAACGTGCCCCAAGCGGCCGCGCACGCGACGGCTCACAGCATCCCGTCTGACACCCCGTTTGATCTGATCCTCGAGGGCGAGAACGGGAGCTTCAAGGCGACCGCATCCACCAGCGGCGTGACGCCCGTTACGCTGCCGGCGAGCGGGTTGCAAAGTGCGGCGCCCTACGAAGACAACACGGGATGCTTGATCGTGTCGGATGTGGACGGCGCGGTAGTGCTGTCGGTCGAAGCGGAAAACCCCGAAGCGGTCGTAGCAGTCACCAACTCCCCCTTGGTCGGCATGGCGGTTTCTAACGGCGGCATCTACTTCCGCGAAAAGGGTGATTCGACCTGGACGCTGCTGCGGGCCGGGTGCTTTGGTCCCGACGACGAAATCAGTCGCGTCGAGTTCCAGGGCAAACTGTTGGTAATAGCATACAACCCGGCGACTCGAGTATCCCGGGCGTGGAAGGTGGACATCGCGGGCCGGGCTGTGTCGGAATGGACGGCGGTGCGTGGGTCGCTCCCGGGTTCAACGGGCCCGGGCCTGACCACGGCTCGCAAGGTGCGGCATCTGTTCTCGCGGGTGTATCTCGCGACCGACACCGACGTACACACCAGCGCGGCGTCTACGTTCGATGGCGTGAGCGCCGAAGACGACTGGGAACAAGACGACACCGAACGAGGATCGGCCAAGGTCTACTCGGTGGGCACGGACGGGTATCAGGGTGACGCGATCTTGGCGATGCACCCAATTTCTTCCCAGGGCATGGCGATCTTCAAGAAGAGCGGCATCTTTGTGCTGTATGGTGATCCCCTGCTCGGCGAGACTTTCCAGAAGACCCTCGCCCTGAACTGCGGCATTTCGGGCGAGGACGCGATCACCAGCGGCGACGCCGGCCAGTTGTGGATGCACACCCCCGAAGGCGCGTATCTGGTCACAGAGGCGGGCGTTCAAAACCTCAGCGAAGACAAGCTCAAGCGGTTCCTGAACATCGGACGCGATCAGCGGGATGCGTACTGGATCAACGTCGAGTATGACCCGCGCTACAGCATCGTGCATTACTTCCTGACCCAGCGAGTGACTTCGCCCCTGACGCCCCGCAAGTTCCCGCTCCTGGACCTGCGCTCGGGCGAGTTCATGTTGGACGAATACCCCGAAGAAATGGAGCCGATGTCGGCGTGCTTCTGGGATCGTCGCGTGCTGCTGGGCGGGCGGGATGGGTACGTGCGATGGCTCGCTCCGTTCGGAACCTCCGACGATGGGCGGTCCTTCACGGCGCGGTACACGGTGCCGATCCTCGAGACTCCCGGCACGGCTCACGGGATGCAGCTTCGCGCGATTGGGCTGCAACTGGGCACGCAAGCCAAGTTCCGGCTCGATGCTGCGGCGGTCGCGAATGGTGTCGCGGTGCGGGTCTACGGCGGCGAAACGGCTGAAGACGCGGTGTTGCCGGATCGTCGCAGCCTGCGGGCGGGTCCGATCATGTTCCCCATCGGCAACGCGACGCGGCTGCTGTCGGTGGCCGATCACGCGCTGGCGATTGAACTGCAGGGCGTGGGGAGCGGGTTCGATTGGTTCGTGGAAGAGTGCGAAGTCAAGGTTGTGCCCGCGACCCTGCGGCGTCGGCGCTCGGTGCCGGTCTTCGCCGATGAACCATCGGGCATCTGCAAGCCCCCACTGGTGGGCGGCACGGCGACGCCGGCCAACGTGCCCCCGGTGGCCAACGCGGGCGGGGACATCGAAGTCACTTCCCAAGATGCCTCCCAGTCTGCGACGGTCACGCTGGACGGCTCGCGGTCCTCGGATTCGGATGGGGTGATCGTGTCCTACGTGTGGACGAATCCCGATGGCACCGTGCTCGCGACGACGGCGATCGCTGACATCGTGCTCGATGCGGGTTCTCCGCTGGTGGTCACGCTCACCGTCACCGACGACGACGGGGCGACGGATACTGACACGCTCACGATCACAGTGAACCCCTACGTGCCCCCCAACAACGGCGACGACACGGGGGCGCCGGGTGATGGCGACATTGGCACGATCCCGGGCGGCATGAACGAGAACCAGTTCATCACCTACGGACCCGAAAGCCCGGGCACTACCAACCCTCCCTCGGGAGTTTGACGAATTCGTAACGCCCCGCGAAGGCGAGGCGTCTACCATTGCCCCGACCGTGCAAACCGCCCCTTGAAAGGCGGCGGCTGTCATGTCGGCGGCGGTCATCCCGGCCATGTTCGCGAGCTCGAACCTTTGGCGTCCCACGCTGGACGCCAACGGGTGGGCGGTGCGCCCGAATGGCCCGGACGCGGGCGGGCCGGCGGGGACGGTGGTGCACGTCGACACGGCGGGGAGCGACGCCAACGACGGGAGCACGCCGGTTCTGGCGGTCGCGACGATTGATCGTGCCTTTCAGTTGCTGAAGACCAACAACGCCGGCGTGGGTCCGCCTGGCAATCATCGCTTGCGGTTCAAGCGTGGTCAGAAGCATGTCGGCGGGATGAACCAGCCTGACGGCGATCCCGGCTTTCACTGGCCGGGTGGGTTGAGCGCGGCGGCTCCGTTCATCATCGAGGCGTATGGCACGGGCGACGATCCGATCATCGTCACGCCCCAGACTTCCTCGCGCGATGCGGTGTTTGCGGGCGATCTGTCGCAGCACGTTTGGATGTTTGATATCACGTTCCGACCTGCATCGCTGCAGGCGTGGATCGATGGCGGACCCAACCCGACCACTTCGCCCTTGCAGTGCATGGAATGGCTGGGGAACCGTCAGTTCTTCTACATGGAGAGCGTCGGGTTCGATGGCTACTCGGGGTGCCTGAAGATCACCCGCGCGGGCGGGGACGGGAAGACGTTCCGATCCTGCCTGCACCGCTGCCGGTTCTCGCGCGTCTACAACGCGACGGGGCTTTCGGGCGCGTTGTTCGTGGAAGGTGCCGAATCGCTCTTGCTCTCTGAGTGCTTGTTCACCGACATCGGCGAATGGGAAGGGCACCCGGGCGGGGCGATCTATGGCAAGGCGTTGGATCAAACTGTCTACTCGGTGTGGAACACCACCAAGTCTCTGGCGCTCTCCTGCACGTTCGCGAGCGGGGCGCACTCCGCGCTGCAGTCGCGTGGGAACGAGTTCAGTTCCTACGACTGCTTCTACACCGACCACCCGGCATCGTTCTCGGCTGGGCACGCTCAGGCCGACGACGGCGCGGCCAACCCGTGGCCGACGTTCGCGGATCGCAGTCGCCAAATGTGGAACACCCTGCTGGGCGGCGCTGATATCTCGCCCGCTCCTGCGGACTATCGCGGCTGGGGCTTGACCAAGGGGTTCTGTGTCACGCCTGCGGAGGCGGGCTGGAACGTCATCGCCAACAACACCCAAAGCAACGGCGGCGCTGGCGGTCTTCGCACCGACAACGACGATCGCGCTCAGGACCAATCTCAGAACCGCATCAACACGCTCGGCTGCGACTTTCACGACAATCTGATCTACAACTGGCGCGGGGCCTCGGGCAACTGTGCGGCTCTTGAGATTCGCTACGTCACTGGCCCGGGGTCGCCCTACTCGCTCCCGCCGGCGATGCGGTTCCGCAACAACACGTTCATTCAGACCGACGCCACGCCCACCAGCATCTTCCTTGGCCGGCCACAAGGCCAGGGCGGGACGTGGGAAGGGAACAAGGTTCTGGGCGGCACGTTCCGCGGGCCGGCGGGCAATCTGACCCAGGCTCAGGCAGAAGCCGCGGTTGGCTCCACGTTCGCGCTGGCGTCTGTCTCGGGCATGACGACGCCCGGGGGCGTGACGGTCGCGGGCTACATGGAGTTCCTGGCCTACGCCGCGCCGGATCGGAACATCACCAAGTTCAAGGAAGTCTGCCGCGACATGCGGCGCACGACTTGGAACGGGGCGTTCAAGGGCGCCAGCATCGGCACCTGGGCCCGGGGCCGGTTCGCGATGCCCGAGCCCAACTACGCCGATCCCTTGGGCGGGCCGCTGGATGTGACGCCCCCGCCACCCCCGCCCCCGCCTCCACCCCCGCCCACGGCTGAACGCGGGCGGACCCAGTGGCCGGCGTTCCCGGTGGTGACGGCGACCCAAGGCGACGCCAAGGCGCTGGACCTGCACAGACTCAACCTCAACGTGTCGCAGTGGTTTGACAACGAGCTTCCTTCGTGCGAAGTGATCGTGTCGGGCACGGGCACGACGCGGATCGCGCAGTGCCAGACCTATGGCCGGCGGCGCCTCAACGCCAACAACGGCCGCGCGGCGATTGCGGGGAGCACGAACGGCTGGCTGGTGGCGGTGTGGTTTGAGGGTGCGGGCGCGGTGGCGTTCGCGCAAGTCGCTGACGGCGTGCTGGTGGGCCAGTTCGGGAACGTGTTCATCCTGCGAACCTCCAAGTCGGGCGCGGTGCGGCTGGAAGTGACGTGCTCATCTTGGGCGAACGTCAAGGCGTGTTCGGCGACGTTCGCGCGGTGTGGCGATCTGCTCACCATGAGCAACAGCGACAACTTCGTGGTGGTGCCTCCGGCCAGTGGTGGCGGGCCTTACGGAGAGTCGGTGGTGGTGGACTTTGGCGCTGGCTCCAACCACGCCGAAGCGATTCAAGTTGCATCGTGGGCGTCTTCGTCGCTGGCCTATTCCTGCACGGTCGCGGGCGAGGATGGCTTGCTGGATGAAGTCGAAGCGACGGTGACGGACATCGTGGAAGGTGTCAGTTTCGTGGTGAAGGCGTACGCACCCAACGGATCAATCGGGACCAAGACCATTCATGTGATCGGAGTGTGAACGATGGCGATTGAGATTAGCGGCGTGACGCAAGAGGGTGGGTATTTGCCCACGGTGGTGCGTTCTCGCGGCACGGGCTTCAGCATCTCGGGCGCGACGGGCACGATTGCGGCCGCGCTCGCCCAGAACAGCACGATCTTCGCCATGCGACTCGATCCCGCCACAACCAAGCGGGCGTACATCGAGCGCATCCGCATCCAATACACCACCATCGTCGCGTACACGACGGCGGTCACGGCGGGGCGACGGCTGGCGATCTTCCGCGGCTCGGGCGCGGCGGCGTCTGGTGCGACGGCGCTTGTTCCGGCCAAGAAACTGGCGAGCAGCGTGGATAGCGAATTCACGGTCGCCTTGGGCGGCGATGCCCGTATCTCCACCACAGGCGCTCTGACGGTAACGGGCATCACGTACGAAGCCGACCCGTTCCGCACCATGAGCCTTTCGCATGTTGGTGCTGCAGGTGCGTTCTATGACCGAGTGTTTGAGTTTGGCAACGGCGAAGCCGCACCCATCCAACTGGAACCGGGGCAGTTGCTGGCGATCCGCAACCCGGTGGCGATGGATGCGGCGGGAACGTGGCAGGCGATGGTGGATGTGGACTGGTACGAGATTTGAACAGGAGCGTGGACTATGGACCCTTTGACTGGACTTGCAATCGGTGGTGGACTCTCGCTGGTGGGCGGGCTGCTGGGCGGTTCGTCCAACGCGAGCGCGGCACGGGCGCAGGAACGCGCTCAGGAAAACCTGCGCCGTGACAACATGGATCAATGGGTCATGAACAACTACCAGCGGTTCCTGGAGTTGTACGGGACCGAAGATGCCGCGATCAACGCGACCCGCAACCTGCTCACCGATGAACAGGAACTTCGCTATCTGGGCCGCGAACCACGCAACGCCAACTTCACCGAACAGGATCAGCGGCGGCTCGCCGAACTGCAACAGGAAGAGTCTCGGCTGGGGCAGACTGCCGCGTTCCGCGGCGGGGCGTTTGCCAATCGCACGCCCAACCAGACTCGCAACAGTGGCCGGCTCGCGGAGATTCGGGCTGAGATCAATTCAATCAACGCCCGCTCGGGTGGGGATGCCGGCCAGATTGGGATGATCCGGCGCACGGGCTACACCGCGCCGGGTGGTGGTTTGCTCGCCGAATACTCCCAACTGGCGGGCCTCAGCGACCAACGCACCGGGCAACTGATCGCCGACTATGGACGCGACACCGAACAACTGCAAGGCGGCTACAACGAAATGGCGGGCCTCGCGTCGCAGTACGGTCGCGGGCGTGAAGAGTCGATTCGGCGCGACGCGGGCGACCAAGAGCGGCGGCTGAACCAATCCTCGATGGCGAGCCTTGCGGCATCTGGCATCGCGGGATCGTCGCAGAACTTTGCTCTCGCGAACAACTCGCGGCGGACCCAGCGGGACATGCAGGATCGGCTCAACGAACTGGGCGATTCGCAGATTGATCGCCAACTCAGCATCGGGGGCCAGCGGCTTGCGTCCCTCAACCAACGCATGGCGGGCCTGGGCGCGATCCGCGGCACGGGCGAGGATCGGTTCTTCCAGTTGTCGCGGCTGCCCCTGGACCTGCGGTCAAGCGTCACGCTCAACACCGGCCAAGCTCAGACGGTGCCGTACGCGGGCACGTCGCCAAACGCGGCGTTTGGGAGCACGCTGGCCAACACCATCGGCGGGTATGGCGGGCTGCTGGCGGGGTATGGACTTCAACAGGCGTTCGGCGCAGGCGATCAGCAACAGAATCGCACAGGAGGTAGGTAGTCATGGGCGAGCTCAGAGTCTACACGACGTTCAGTTTCACCGACACCAAGAATCTCCATCCCCAGTGGCCGACGCCGAAGCTGTCGCCCGTCTTCGTCAAGGCGGTGGGCGACAAGAAAACGGTCGAGCAATTCAACATCCCCGCGGCCCGCGCGAGCAACGTCCTGATCTGGGACTACAGCATCGATGGGCCGTTCGATGTGATGGGTCTGCTCAATCGCACCGGCGGCGGGGTGTTGAACCTCTCGCTGGAGATTGTGAAGCCCACGGCGGTGACGCCATTCAACCCAACGCCCGATGGGGCGTGGGCGTCCTACGTCGAAACGCTGCAAATGAGTTGCGCGACGGTGCTTTCGTTTGACTCGATCTATCGCGAGATCACCACGAACCGGGCGCTGATGGGCACGCTCAACGGGTCGGGCGTCCCCTACCCCGCGGCATCGGCGACGGGCGATGTGACCACGGGCTACATACGCCGCATCTACGCACAGAACCCCGGCACCGCGGCGATCACGCTCGAGAAGTTCGTCGTCTTCGCTTGATAGGAGTTTGACCATGAGTCGCATCGACACGGGCGAATACGCACGGATCAATCTGGCGGGCCTCAACCAGGGCATCAACCTCGGCGAGAACGCCGATCGGATGCGGTTCGCGCAGGATCGGGCGGCGCAGGCTGACCAGCAACAGGCGTTCCAGAACCAAGCGTTCATGGGCGAACAGGCCATGCGGCTGATGCAGATTCGCCAGCGGGCACAGGCGGCGGCGGAAGAAGTGAAGGCACAGAAGCGACAGCGGCAAGCGAATCAGTCGGTGCTGCAGGCGATGATGCTGGATGACATGCAGTTTCAGTCGGCTCTGCCGACTCTGACTGAACTGCTACCTGACGCGAGCCCGGACCTGCAGCGTGGGCTAATGAATCGCGGGCAGACGGTGCGAGAAGTCGAATCGGCCAAGCGTGACTTGGAAACATTCAAAGCTCGCGGCGTGAAGCTGGACGAACGCAACGCCCAGCGATTCGAGCGGCTTGGGATCACGGTGCCGACCACGATGATGCTGCCGACCATCGCCCAACAGAAAGAGGCGCAGGAGCAAACCCGCAAGGAAGGGTTGCTTGTGCTGGCCATGGATCAGGGCCTGATCGATCCATCCGAAATGGATCGGTTCATGCAGTACGCCGATGCGGGCGTGCTGGATGATGCCTTGGAAATGCGGGGCGCTCAGGCGAAGGCCCAGCAAGCCCAGCAAGAGGCGGCGGCGAAGCAGACCCACAGCGCTCACATCGGGCACCTGATCCAGAAGAAGCGGGCTGGGGTCGCCCTGTCACCGCAAGAGGAAGGGATTCTCGCGACGACGCCGGGGCTGTCGGAGTTTGAGACGACAAACAAGCAGGAGTTCAATCAGGCGGGTTTCAATCGCAGAACCATTCAGGACATCGAAGGCGAACTTCAAGCCGTCGATCAACAGTTGATCGAACTTGGCATCGCAACGCCAGGCGCTCGCGCCGGGTTGCCTGTCACCATCAACAAGGAAAAGGCAAACGCGGGCGCGCCGGTTCGTGACGAAGACACGATGTGGAGCGATGGCAGCCCTGCCACCCCGGAGTATGAAGCCGCTCAGCAACTGCTGAATCGTCGGCAGTCGCTGATCAGCGAGCGAATGCGAGTCGGCCAGCAACTGGTGCCCGGCGCGGTGGACGGCAAGGCGATTCTCAGTGAGTTTGAGCGTGCGAATGGTCGGAAACCGAGCGAGACAGAGCTCGCCGACTTGCTACGGCAAGCGTCACAAGGAACCCCCCGATAGCGGCTACCGCGCCCGGGATGACGCTGTCGTCCCACCCATTCTTTTCAACCAGCACAGCAAACAGCACGGCCCCAAGGAAGAAGCAAAGCACACCAACCCCAGACGCCAGAATCCACCTGTTCATGCCAGAAGTGTATCACACGGCACAAGTCCCAATAGGAACCGAACATGAGTCGCGCTGCAGACCCATTCTTGGAACAAGCCCGAGCGATCTTGGCCGAAGACTCTGACCCCTTCTTGGCTCAGGCGAGGGCGCTGCTTGGCTCGTCCGCTACGCCGGGTGTGGCCCTTCCCCCCGTCCCCTCCAACCTGGGCACGCTGGGCGGTGCGCTGGGTTACGTCGGGGGCGTGACGCGGGCGGTGCTGCCCGAGCAAGAACGGGGCTGGATGGCCGATCTGGGCGTGGGGCTGATGCAGGGCATCCCCCAAGCCGCCCAGCAAGTCGGGGGCGTGCTGCGCATGGCCGGGCAAGCGGTGGACGCTCCGGGCGAAATGACCAAGGGCGGCGGGCTTGCGCCGCAGTTGCAGGATGCGGGGCGATACCTGACGCAAACCGGGCAAGGCGTGGCCCAGGCGTTGCCGCAGACCCAGGGCTTTGCGGGCGATGTGGGCATGGCGATTCCCGGCGCGATGGGCATGGTCGGCGCGGGCGTGCTCACGGGCGGGCTGGGTGCGGCGCCGATGGTGGCAACCGGGGTCGGTGCGCTCACGGGCGGGGCACAACAGGCGGGCGGGGTCTACAACGAAGCCTTGGGCCGGATGGGGGACACTCCCGCAGGCCAACAGATTGCCGCAACCGAAGGGGCCATTGCGGGCGGTGTGTCGGCGGTGATGGGCGCGGTTCCTCTGGGCCGCGTGCTGGGGCCGGTGCTGCAGCGCATGACGGGCAAGGTTGCTCCAGCGATCATCAACCGGGCGGCGGGTCGCGTCGGGCAGAGCGTGGCGGGGCGGCTGCTACTGGACGCGGCGGGCGAAGGCTCACAGGAAGCGGCGGACGAACTGACCGAGATGTTCTTGCAACGGGTGGTCGAACTCGATCCCAACGCCTTCGACGGGTGGCAAGGTCGGGTTGCTCGTGCCGCGGGCGTTGGTGCAACGCTCGGGGCTGGTATGGGTGTGGGCGCGGAAGTCGCCGGAAGGGGCCAAAATGCAAATCGTCAAAACAACCAAGGCGGGCAAGATTCGTCGGTGTCACGGGCGGGTGGGCCTGTACCTGCTGGCGGGCCAGTTGTTCCCGGTGGCGGCGGTGTGGCACGCCCCGGCGATGCTGCGCAACCGGCGACGGGCCAAGCGGCGGGGGGTGTTGTCGAGCAAGGGGATTCGTCCGATCCTGAACTGACGGACGAAGAGGCTCAGCGAATCTTTGACGGGGAGGACGCTGCGCCTGCGGTCGATGCTGCTGGCATCCCGATCCCGCGCGGGGCGGGTGGGTTCCAGGGCGTCACGAACGAGGGGACGTTTGTGCCGCCGGAACTTCAAGGGCGGGCAACTTCAGAGCCATCCACGCCGGCCGATCCAGGGCTGGACCGGAATAGTCAACGTCAAGGCGACGCGGCATTGGCTGCATTGCTAGACACCACGCGGGAATCCACTCTGCCGAGCCGTTCGCAAGAGGCGTTCGCAGGTCCACAGTCGGATGCCTCACAAGGTTCTGCATCGGTCAGTCCTTTGGGGGGCCAAGCACAAGGGTTTTTGCCCGCGTCTCGACCTGCTGACGGTGACGGCAATTTCGACACCACGCCGTCACAAGAACAAGCTCGTGTTGAAAGTGATTTTCCTGAAAACACGCCTTCATCAGCGTTCCGCAGTGCGGACAAAACCGAGGCAGTCGGACTTCCTCGTCCTGATCGCCTGGAATCGAGAACGCGCGAGCGTAACCAAGGGGTGGCTGGGCAAGCATCCCCCGATTCTACCCCCGACCTCGCCCTGATGTCGCAGAAGATCAAGGGCACGGTCACGCTCGCGGACCCGGCCAAGGTCACCGAAGCCGAACGCAAGGCCGAATCGCGGCTCTCGTCCCTTGGGCGGCGGGTGGTGTGGGTGGACGCCAAGAGTGACACCGTGGACCTGCGCGGGGCGGTGGCGGGTCGCACGCCGACCACGATCTACCTGCGGCGCGGGCAAGGAAACGTCAAACTCGCGGCGGTGGCACTCCACGAAGTCATGCACTCGGCGAGGCGCACGAACCGCGAACTGGCCGACCAACTGGTGGAAGTCTTCGGGCGTGATCGCGTGCTCGCGCGTGGGCGACAGGAACTCGGCTTGCAGTCCGATGCGGGCGTGGATGTGGCTCAGGGCGACGACGCGGCGATTGACGAAGGCTTGGCGGGGCTGCTCGAAGACGCGGCGGCGGCGAATCCTGAAGACGCCAAGAGTGACAATGCCGACCTGCGTGCTCGCATCCTCGAGACTCCCGGCCTGCTGGATCGGCTGCGGGTGTGGCTCAAGCAGACTCTCAACTCGCTGGCCGGGAAGGGGTCGCAGGAAGTCGTCCATGCGATGAAGTTGCTGGATCGGCTCGAAGCGCAAGCCCGCAAGGAAGCCGGCACGCGCGACACTGACAGCGTGGCGTGGGCGCAGACGGCGACGGGGATCGCGAAGAAGGTCGAGGATGCCTATTCGAGCGGGTCGATGCAGGCCATGCAGGAGCGTGGCGACAACCTGCTGGCGTCCAGCCCATCCATGAGCCGCGAAGTCTTCGATAGCAACCTCGAAGGCTACGCCCACGAAGGCGACGTTTTGAACTTCTCGGGTCCGATCCCCACTGAGATCAAGAGTCTGGTCGGCAAGCGCGGCATCCTGAAGTATGGGTTCCGGGCCAACGTGAAGGGCGGCAAGGCCGAAGACTCGTTCGCGTCGATGGGCGAGGATCGCTTCATGGAAGCGGTGAAGGCCCAGTACGAAAACCGCACCGGCAAGGGCAAGGTCGCGGCTCTTCGCAAGGCGATGGAACCCGAAGCCCGGTTCATCGCGGCGTTCGCTGAACTGACCCAAGGGAAGAAGCCCATGCCCAGCGTGCCTCAGCGGGTGGCTGGCCTTGGCGTGGGCGATGTGGTCCGCATTCAGGATCAGGCGGCGAGGATCGACGAAACCGACGACGGCGAACTGGTCCTTCGTGGCGGGCACTTCAACGGGCTCACGCTCACGGGCATGGACACGATCCCCGTCGATGCTCGCGATGGGGTGTGGAAGTACGACGAAGCGGGCACGGCTCCGCGCGTGAATGAGCCGGCGGGGGTGGGGAGTGATTTGCCGTTCTCCGCCCGCAAGCTCGAACTCCAATCCCAAACCGAACAGGGCACGCTGGGCTTCTCTCGCGGCGGCGTGGCACCACAAGCCCCGGCCAAGTCGCAGCGTCCCGAGCCTCGCCTCACGCCCGAGCAACGCGCGGAGTTGTACCCCGGCATCCGCCAAGGCGAAAGCGTGCGGGCGTACGAGAAGCGCATGGGCACGGCGGATACGCCGATGATGTTTGAGGACGTTCCAGACAGACAACTCAAGCAAAGGCCGGGCGAATTTGACGATGCGTATTCGCGTCGAATGGCGGCGGAAAACGCAAAGAATGTGATTGAAGAGCCACAAAAGGCGTCGGCCAAAGACCTCAATCGCGCAATCGGCTTTTTGGGTCGGATGCGTCATGGCTACGTGTCTCGCGGCATAAGCGGCAAAATGGACATGGAGGGCGTTCGCTACAACGTCGAAATGATTGACCGGGACACGGAGATTCTGAAGTTCTGGTATAAGCAGAAGGAAAAGGAAGAGGCCAAGAAACCCGGCATGTTGTTCTCGGCTCGCAGCGCCAGTATCGACCTAAGCGATCAGCGCCAATCGGTGGATTTGTTGCGGAATCGGCTTGGTATCACCGAGCGGGTATACGAGTTGGCACGCAAGCTGTCGGCGGCTGAGCGGGAACTGAAACGACTGGACGGGCGCAACACCCTGACGGACCCGAGCATCCGGCAGCCGGCGGTGCGAAGCGAAGAAGCCCGCGAACGTCTGCGCGAACAATCAATCAAGCAGATGGTCAACCAAGTTCGGCTCAAGAACGACGACGACATCCGTCCAGGGGTGGGCGGCGCCCTGCCACCCGGCGGCTTGCGTACCGAACGGCTGGCGTTCTTGGTGATGGGTTCGCCGGCGGCGGGCAAGTCTGGAATCTCCGAGCGACTGGCCGATCAGCACGGTGCGGCGCTGGTGGACAATGACTATCTGAAGAGAACGCTGCCAGAGTTCATGGGGGCTGGCGGTTTCAGTAAGGCGATGGGCGCACAACTCACGCACGAAGAAGCCAGCAACCTTTATCGCAGAACTGAAAATCACTTTGCCGCACAGGGGGCCAATATGGTTATCCCCATTGTGGGGGCAAGCCAACAGAGTGTGCAAGGACGCATAGATCGGCTGAAGGCCGCGGGGTATCAGGTCAAGTTATTGAGCGTGTCATTGGCGCCCGAGAAGACCGCGGCTAGGGCGCTGTATCGCTTTGACCAGACGGGTCGGTACGTCCCGCTGAACTACATTCTCAACGACATAGCCCAAAAGCCCGATGAGGTATACAATGCGACGAAGGGATCATCGGATGGATACCAGCAAGTCAGCAGCGACACCCCCCGCGGCCAAGCCCCAAAGCTCATCGAAGAATCTGACTCCTTCGCAACGTTGGGCGGAACAACAGAATCGAACCGACGCGGGCGAGGAGTTTCCGGGCGGCAATATGCCTTCCCTGGAAGAGATGAAGAGGCGCAACCCGGCTTGGGCAGCGGAGATCGAAGCGGGCCTCCAGAAGTCAATCGAACTGGGCCGCAAGAACCAGGCTCGGAAGACCTGAGTCCGCCAGAGACTCGCTTCTCGGCCCGTCGCCAACCCAACCTCAACGAACAGGACCGCGCCGACGCCCGCACGGTCGGCAAGCTCTCCCAGCAAGCCGTCGAAGCGTCCCAGAATCTGGACGCGGAGAAGGGGCGGCGGAAGGCGGAAGTGGGTGGCGTCAAGGCCCAGCGGGATATCGAGCGGCGGGCGGGGGAGGAAACCCAGCGGGAACTGGATCGCACGGTCAAACTGCGCGATCGGCGTGAGCGTGCCCTGACCAACCTGATTGAGCAACAGCAAGCGGCGAACGCCCAACTGAACATCGAACTCGGCGACGCCAACGACGAAAACACCGCGCGACGCATGGCCATGAAGTCCATGTTCGGCACCATCCAGGACGCTCAGCGGCAACTCCGCAAGGCGGCTGCGACGATCCAGAAAGCCACCGACAAGGCCAAGGCCCGAGCCGACGCCGAAGAAACCGCGGCCAAGGTGCGTGATGCCGTGGTCGAGATCGCCAAGCAACTGCCCCCGTCCATTCGTGGGCGGATGCTGACGGACGTGCGCGACGCGACGGACATGCGCGACCTGCTCGGGAGTGAAGTCACTGGCACCACCAAGGCGGGCAAGCGTGCCGCCCAGACGATGGGCGCCCTCGGCAAGGCGGCGGATCTGCTGATCCGCTACAACGGCAAAGAAGCGTGGAACACCATCGAGGACATCACCAGTCGCAAGAGCATGGCGAGCCTGACCGAAGAGCGCCGCAAGGCGATCACCAAGCGGGTCGCGGGCGCGGATTCGCTCTATCGCCAAACCCAAGCATCACTCGCGCCGGCCAGTCGAGCCGACGCTGCTGAGGAACTGATGGCGATTGCCGACGACGTTCGCGCGATCGTGCACGAACACAAGCTCGAGAACCGGATCATCAAGGCGGGTCGGCTGGCCGATGCGGAGATCGCCCGCGACGACGTACGCAAGGCGATTGCCGCGGCGAAGACGGTGCTGCCGCCCAACCCCCGCAAGCCCCAGGCCAAGGTGCAACCTTCACGGGTGCGTCAGTGGCTGCACGAAGGCAACTACAACCTGGACACCATCGCCAAGGTGCTGGACGGGAATATGCAGGGTGGCGGGCCGGTTCACAAGATCGTGGTCGAGGACATTCGGGCGGGGATGGATCGCAAGTTTGAAGTCCTCGAAGCTGCGACGCGGGTCGCGGATGCGATTGCCCAGGATGCGGGGTTTGATAACCTCGCGCACCTGCTCGAACTGGCATCCGGCTCCATCGGCGACGGGACCACGAAGACGGTGAACCTGCGGCTGGCCGGCAAGGATCACACCCTGACGTGGGGCCAACTGGCCAAGGTGGTTTCGTCGCTGGATGACGTGTCCACCCTCGCAGACATTCAGGAGGGGACGCCGATTACGTTTGACGACGCCCCCAACGCCAAGGGTATTCGGCTGCGGGCCGAAGACATCCAGACCATCCGCGACGCCATGCCCGAACAACTGCGGGAGGCCGTGGCGGGCATGAAGAAGATCCGGGATCGGCTCTTCCCGGTCGCCCAGTCAGCCCAGCGGGTGGTGACGGGACGCGAAGCCCCCGCCCAGCCCGGGTACGAACCCCGCATCCGCAACATGGCCCAGAGCCAGCGGGTTACGGACATGGACCCGATGGCCGTGGGATTCGAGAACAAGCTGATCGAGAACAGCGGGTTCCTGCAGACCCGCGTGCGCGACCTGAAGACGCCCCTGCTGATGGGCGACTTCTTCGCCGACTGGCAACGCTCCATCCACGGGATGGCCGACGTGATGCATCTGATGATCCCCCTGCGCAACGCGCGGGAAGTCATCATGCACGAATCGGTGAACAACGCCATCGCGGATCGGTGGGGGGATCGTGCGGTAGAGTCGATCAAGGATCGGTTGCGGACGGTCGTGCGTCCGCCCGAGCGCAGTAACTTCGCCCGCGTCGCCAACCAACTGGCCCGCAACGTCGCAGTGTCGCGTACGGCCCTGGCGCCCGCGTCGCTGGCGATCTCGGCGACGGCGAGCATCCCCCGCCTGTGGGCGGAACTTGGGACGGCGCGGCTGCTCAAGGGCATCAAGTCGATCGCGAGCACGAAGGTCCGCGAAGACATGCTCAAGGCCAGTCCGTGGCTGCGGTCGCGTGTGACGGGTGCCGTATCGAACATCGCGAGCACGATGCCGATGCTGGAGGGTGTCGTCGATTCCGACTGGGACAAGGCCGCGGGCGAGCGCTGGCGTGCGACCCGCGAGCGGGTCAAGCGAGGCGGCAAGGCGGCGATCCGCCAAGTGATCCTCGCAGCGTCGGAAGCCCGCAAGGGCCAAGGTCGCGAGGCTCTGAATCAGGCCGGCCAGGTCTTCACGCGCTCGATCCCGGCGATCACCGATGAGGTTCGGCTGCAATCGTGGATCGATAGCAAGATGGCTCAGATCGCATGGGCGGCGTATGACGGCGACAAGGCCCAAGCGGAAAAGGCCCTGCGGCTGGTGCTGCCTTCGGCGGATCCGCTGGCTCAAACCGGCTGGTCGCACGAACTGAATGCCTCGGGGTTCGGGAGCGTGCTGGGCTCGTTCCGAAGCGACGCCAACGCCGCGTACAACCACATCTCGCAGGCGTGGATGACGGACCCCAAGCGTGGGCTCCGCGTCACGTCGGCGCTCTTGGCTGGCGCCCTGATCGCGGCGGTGATCAAGGGCCTAGATCGCGAACTCAAAGACGAACTCGAGGGCCGCGAGAACGGGCGGGGCGTCGATGCTGCCCTGCTTCGGTTCGGCCAAGAAACCCTCGGCGCCGGGTTCCTCAGCGACAAGGTGTTTTCGGCGATCGACGGGATCGGCGGCGTTTCCGATACGCCCGTGTCGGGAAGCGTGGATCAGGTGGCCAAGAGCACGTCGAACATCGCGAGCACGATCTACACGGCGATCACCAGCGACGATGAGGCCAAGGTCGAGAAGAAGCTGGGAACCCTGCTCGATGACCTGCTGCGACTCATGGAAGGCGCGGGCACGCTGACGCGCAACCCCATCGTCGGCATCACCCCATACGCGAGGGCTCTGGCAAAATGACCATGTACAAAAACATCCCCGTCGTCTATGTGGCTGGCCCATACCGCGGGCCTTCGGAGTGGGCTGTCACCGAAAACATCCGGGCCGCGGAAGCGGCCGCGCTCGAGCTGTGGAAGCGGGGCGCGGCGGCGGTGTGCCCGCACAAGAACACCGCGTACTTCGGCGGGGCGCGCCCTGATGAAACGTGGCTCGAAGGCGATCTCGCGATCCTGATGAAGTGCGATGCTCTGTTTCTGCTGCCGACGTGGAAGCAGTCGACGGGCGCTGTGGCTGAAGTCGAGCTCGCGCGGTCGTTCTTTATTCCGATCATCGATTCGATGGAAGAATTTGATTCGTGGCTCGCTGCGCGACGCGGCGGGGGAGGTAAGGCGACATGAAGACCAAGGCAAGGATGCCCGAGAAGAAGATGCCGGCCAAGGATGGCCCGGCGGTAACGTCGACCTATGACGTGCTCGAGAACGTGCTGACCCTGCGGCACGAATGGCCCAAGGTGGAAGGCCGCGAACAGTGGTATCTGCTCCAGGCCGATGAGCACTTCGACAACGCCAAGTGCGACCGCGAGCGATACAAGCGCGACCTCGATGAAGCGGTCGCCCGCAACGCGGGCATCATCAAATTCGGCGACTTCTTCTGTGCCATGCAGGGCAAGTATGACAAGCGCTCCAGCATGAGCGAGCTGCGCGATGCCCACAAGGTTGCGGCGTACTCGAACGCCCTGGTCAACGAAGCCGCGGAGTTTCACGCTCCGTACGCCAAGCATCTCCTCATGGTCGGCGTTGGCAACCACGAGTCGGGCTTCACGAACAAAACCGGCACGGACCTGACGGCTCTGTTCGTCGAGAAGATGCAGGATCGGTACGGCTCGCGAGTCATCAAGGGCGGGTATGCGGGATGGCTTCGGTTCATGGTGCAAGCCCATGGCGGCGTGCGTCGGAGTCTGCGGGCGTGGTATACGCACGGCTACGGCGGTGGTGGGCCGGTGACGCTGGACACGATCCAGGCTCAGCGACAGATGGCCTACATCCACGGGGCCGACATGATGTTTAGCGGGCACACACACGACGCCTGGCTGGTCGAGCGCGTCGCGATCTCGCTGACCGACTGCGGGAAGCAACAGCGCATCGCGACCGTCCAATGCAAGATTCCAACCTACAAGGATGAATTCAGAAAGGCCGCGGGTGGGTGGCATATCGAAACGGGCAAGCCGCCCAAGCCGATGGGCGGGTACTGGCTGCGGCTGTGGTGGTGTGACTCGATGCTCCGGTTCTCGCTGACTCGCACGGACGGATGAAACGGGGGTGGCGCGTGGAGCTGTGCCATTTCTGCGAGTTGCCGATTCTCGAATGCCGGTGCTTTGTGCCGCCGGCGGATCGTCGCGATCTACCCAAACGCCCAAACAAACCCCCTCCCATGCGTCGGATTGTGCGTCGGTTGCCCGATCACCCCGCGCAAAACCAGCGGGAAAACGAGGCCATGAGGCCCGCAGGGGTCATTAGGTACTAGTAAGGCCCGAACGCCGAAACCCTCGCGAATTGCGGGGGTTTTTGCGTATCTGGGGTGTGGGGCTGGGGTTGCGATGCTCGCGGGGGTCACGCCGTGAGCGGGTGGGGGAGGGTGGGGTAGGGTCAGAACGCAAATCGATGCGTCGCTTTTTGCGTCACTTCGGGTTTGCGCTGCAGGCTTTCCGCCAGTCGTCTTCACGCACCTGCAGGTAGTGCTCGCTCGCCACCTTGGGGGTGTTGCCCAGCCATGCGCAGACAACGTGCGTCGGGAACTGGCTTTCAAGGTCGGTCTGACATGACGCCCGAAGGTTGTGGTAAAGCTTGGGCCACGCCTTCAGGCCCGCGGCGGTGATGATGTCCATGAGGCCGGTGCGCAGGTTGGTGGTGCTCAGGGCTTTCTCGGTGCTGCCCGCGGGCGGGACCAAGAGCCTCCATGTCGGCACCCGGCGCGAGGGCGGGACGCTGGCGGTGAAGTCCTCGAGGATCGGTCGCAGTTGCGGGGTGATGGGCACGAACCGTTCGGGCTTACCTTGGCCGGCGGTCTTGGGCGATTCCACGCGGAGCCGATCGTCGCGAACGTCCGCCCATCGCAGGGCGAACAGCTCACTGGGCACGCGAAACCCAGCGAAGCGGGCGAGGCCCACGATCAATCGCCAACGCGAATCTGGGCACGCGGCCAACACCCTCTCGATCGTCGGCACGTCGATGTACGCCTGTCGCGCCGGGTTGCTCTGCGAACCAGCACGCACTTCGGCGAAAGGTGACTCGGCGATCATGCCGCGCTTGACGGCGTAGGTAAAGAGCTGCCGACAGCGCTTGATCTGCTTGGCAACGGTCGCGGGTGCGTAGTGCTCCTCCAGCCAGCGCCGGAACGCATGAGCCTCGGCGGGGGTGATGGTCGCGAGGTTGCGATCCTTGCCGCCCAAGTGCGCCGCGAGGGCGGTGTGTAGGTCTTCGTGGTGGCGTCGCGTCTGGGGCTGGGCGGCGGATTCCTCGAGCATCCGGGCGGCGGCGGTCGCAAGGGTGTGCACCGAGCGATCGGCGAGGACCACAAGCCCGGCGACACTTAGGCGACGAAGAAGTCGGCCATCGATGATCGCGAGCCACTGCGCGGTTTCGGGGCTAGGGCTGGCGCCCATCCGGCGGGCGGCGTCCAGGTCTTCGATTCTGCTCTTCACGTATGTCGCGTGGTTCTTGGGTACTTTCCCCAGCCTGATCGTCGAGCGGCGTCCATCGGTGCGGCTGACCTGCACGCGGAAGCGTCCATTGGGATCGCGGATGAGAGAGGCCAAGTGTAAGAATCCCCAGCACTTTCAGCAACTTTCAGACCGCCCTGGTGAACTCCACCACCACGGCGAGAAACACACGCCCGTCGTGGGCGGCGGGAATCCACACGGCTTGGTGGTGCCCGTTGTCTTTGCGGATGACGGCGGATCGGTCGGCCCGCCATTCCCAGCGCCCCACGAACCCCGCCGGCGGAATCAGTTGCAGTCCATCGGGTGTCTTGATCGCCTTGCCCTGGCTCTGCTGGACGGCGGGATGCGTCCACGCGACCACAACCCGCCCATCTTGCAGGCGGTCAACGTCCTCTTCGTCCTCGATGGGCTCGCACACGATGATGTCCCCGGGCTGAAAAAGCGGCTGCATCGATGTGCCTTCGACCGTCACCGCGAACGCGGCGGGATGGGTGGCACGTCGACCGCGGGGCACCTGCTTGGTCCCGTCGGGGAAGTCCTGGGCGTCCCCACGATCCAGCCACGCGCGGCCGGCGCTGGCGATGGTGGGGAGGAGGGGGATGGTGTCGGTGGCTTTGGGCTGGACCACGATTGTCGCGAGCGTCTTTTCGAGCTCACGCCGATCTGCTTTGATCGCCTTCAAATAGGCATCAACGTCGTCGTCGTCTAGGCCCAGCTTGCCTCGCTCGCGTGCGCCGATCGTCGTGAATGAAACGCCCATCGCGTCCTCAAGGTCGCGAAGGCTCAGGCTGCGGGCTTCGCGCATCCTGCGCAGCGCCATTCCAAGGCGAGGGTCCGACATGTGGGGCCATCGTATTCAACACGTTTTTGATTGTGCAAGTGTTTTCCAGACAATAGGTTGTGAGTTTTCGTACAAAAATCGTGGGCAAACCGAGTTGCTTTTGTAGTGAATACGTGTTATCTTCATGGCAGGGAAGTTTCGCCATGCTGTCACGCACTCACTCAATCTCTGAACTCAACACCACGACCCCGGCGCAAGCTGGCAGCGCAGCGAACTTCCCCTTCGATGGCGACGGTCGTGGTGTCTTGGTCACCCGCGTTGGAAACGACGCGGGTGCTTTTTCGTCTCACTCCTCTCTCGGTGGTTCGCTCGCGACTGACGACGCGAGTGAGCCTTTGTTGGCCTACCAGCAACGCCGTGCGGCGGTGCTGCTCGATGTGTCACTCGCGACCATGCGGCGACTGATCGCGGATGGGCTGGTCAAGGTCGTCCGCATTGAACCCAAGATCGTGCTGGTGCCTCACGACGAACTGAGGCGGTTCGTTCGCGAGAACGCCGGCGCGATGAAGAGCCTGCGCAGCGAGAAGCGGCGTGGGCGGGGAGCTCGCCCATGAGAACCTTTGCCGAAATCGTCCGCACCACCAAGCCATTCAACAAGCCGCCGGCCATTGAGTGCCCCAAGTGCGGCGAGAGCATCGATCACCAGTCGCACCAGGACGCGGAGCCTGAGAACAACATGCCCGAGATTGTCGCGGGGTATTACTGCACCTGCGGCTGGGAAGAGAAGCACGGGATGACGCGGGCGGAAGTTGAGGATTACTTCACCACGAAAGGGAACACGCTGTGAACCAACAACCCCCCATCAAACTTGGACCTGGCGGCGACTTCACGCGCGATGACTGGTGTGACGACGACGACGCGACGCCGGTGATTGCGATGATCGTGTTGACGGTGATCGTGATTGTATTTGTTGCTCTTGCGATCTGGTGAACTTCGGCAGGTGATGCAGGGCTCCGTTCGTGCAATCAAATGCCGCCGGGCTCAGGGCGTTGCGGATCGTTCCCGCCACTTGCCGCTTTCGGAATTGCCTGCGTTCGGATCGCGGGCCTATCAGGAGGTTTTTTATGAGTCTGCTTGGTTCGATTACTCGGGGTCGCGTCGTGCGGCCATGGCGAACGGTTTTCTATGGCGTACAGGGCATTGGGAAGAGCACGTTTGCAGCGTACTCCCACAACCCCATCTTCATTCAGGCCGAAGAGGGGAGCGATCAACTCGATGTGTCGCGGTTCCCGCGCGCTCGCAGCTACGCCGACGTGCTGGCTCAGATCGATGCGCTCATGCACGATGAACACAACTTTCAGACGTGCGTGATTGACACTCTGGATGAACTGGAGAAGTACGTCAACGCCGAAGCGACCCGGCTGAACAACAACTATCCAATCGAGATGGTCGAGTTCTACAACGGCTGGAAGATGGTTATTCCGCTGTGGCAAGCGTTCCTCAACAAGCTCGATGCCCTGCGTGAGCATCGCAACATGGCGATCCTGCTGCTGGGGCACGCTCAGACTCAGAAGGTGCGGCCCCCGGACGGCGACGAATACACCGAGTATTCGATGTCGCTGCACCGCGATTCGCAGACGGATGTGAACAAG